ATGCCCGCCTGTAATGTTGCCACCGCCCGCGCCCGCCTGTTTACCGATGCCATCGCCTTTCGCGCGCTCACCGGCCTTGCCGAGCGCCGCGCCGGGCATATCGGCCCCCATGCCGGCGCCCGGCCCCCTGCGGCCCTGGGGGGCGCGCGGGTGCACCTCGAGGCCCTGACCGATCCCGCGCCCGAGGGGAGCCAGGCGCGCCCGGTGACGCCGCTCGGTTACCGCACCGCCACCCGTGCGCTACCGCCCACGCTGGCGCGCCTCGATCGCGCCGATCCGCGCCGCAAGGTGGCCTTGATGCTGGCTGATGCCGCCGAGCGGATCGGGTCTGTTGGCGGCGCCGGATGGGGTGACGCGGGCGGCGGCGGTGATACTAGTGGCGGCAAATCCGATGGCGGCGCCACTACCCGGTGCAAGTGGGCGATCAGGCTGCGCCGCTTGCGGGATCTGGCCCAGGGCGCGAGCTATGGGCCGGGCGGGAAGCTGGTGATGCCAGCCGCGCCGCGTGTGGCCTTGCCCGTGCAGCGAAAGCGCGGCAATCGCCAAGAAATTAAGGCTTGGTCGCTGGTCTGGGCGCTTTGTGTTGAGGGCCAAGACCTGACCCAAATCCTCGCGCGGCATGGCTGGTCAAAGCAAGGAAAGTATATCAAGCAACTCGGTGATGCGGCGCTCGAGATCCTAGCCGATATGGCCTGACCACCGCGCCCGCAATGAAGGGCAATGCACGTTTTACTTGACGCTTGGTATCACTGCGGGCTAGCAATCTTTCAACGGTCAATTTCTGCGCGCGGCGGTCCCTCGGGGCGGCCGCGTTCTCTTTGGAGGTGACGCGATGTGAGCCGATTGAAAACAATGCCCGCCCGCCTCGGTGCCGCCCCGCGGCGGATGGCCAACGCGCCGGCACCGACAAACGACAAACCGGCGGTTCTCTCGCCCTCGGCCCCGGCCACCTCGGCCCGGCCACATTGGAAAAAATGGTATCATCTGGCGCGCTGGAAAAAGCTGCGCCGCGAGGTGATCCGCGAGGCTGAATATATTTGTGCGCAAACCGGCGTTGTCCTGATGGATGGCGGGCGCGGGCCTAATGCGGCGGTTGTTGACCATATCGAGCCACACAAGGGCGATCCGGTGCTCTTTTGGAAGCGTGAAAACCTGCAAGCGGTTTGCAAACACTGGCACGACAGCGTGAAACAGGCCGCCGAGCGCGCCGCCGAGATCCGCTAACCGGCCCGGCCCGGCCCTGCCCATAGGGGTGGGGGTGGGTCAAAAGTCAGAAAACCCGCCGCGCACACACCTGCGCCCCCCTCATTCGGAGATTTTTTTTTATGGCCAAAGCGAAAATCGGCACCGCGGCGCCGGATCTCGATCTATTTGGCCAGCCGCTCACGCCAATCAAGGATCGCCGCGGGCGGCCGAGCTACAAGAAAACCAAGGAAAATCAAGACTTTGTGGCGGTTCGCGCCGCCGCCGGGTGGTCGCAAAAGATGATCGCCGAGGCCCTGGGGTGCTCGGAAAAGACGATGCGAGATAATTTTTACCGTGAGCTGCACGGCGGCCAATTGATTATTGAGGGCCTGTGCCTCGATGTACTGGTGCGCCGGGCCCGCGAAGGTCACGCGCCCTCGATCGGGAAGCTACTCGATCGCCTCGATCGCGTGGCCACCCCGCCGGCGGCTAGCAAGAAAGGCGAGGCTAAAAAAGAGGACGCCGCGCCGGTTCTGGGCAAAAAGCAACAGGCGCTTGCCGAGGCTGCGGATCCGGCGAAAGAATATGGCGATCTATATGCCCGGCTTGGCAAGCGGATGGCCGGGGGAGAGCGCCCACAATGAGCGCGCCTTGGGGGCCTGGCGCCTTTGCTTGCGCGGATTGGTGGCCGCGGTTGCAAGCCGGGCAAACGCCGATCCCCGATTTGCCGCTCGATGATGAATTGGCCGGCATCGCGGTAGATCTCTTTGACAAAATCCGGGTGCCCGATATTCCCGGTCAACCAACCATGGCCGAGGCCGCCGGCGAGTGGATCCGCGACATTGTGCGCGCGGCTTTCGGCTCGATCGACGGGGCCGGCAATCGACAGGTTGGCGAAGTGCTCTGCCTGGTGCCGAAGAAAAACGCCAAAACCACCAACGCCGCGGCGCTCGGCCTGGTGGCTTTGCAGATGAACAGCACCCCAAATATCGACGGGGTGATCGTGGGTCCGACGCAAGAGGTTGCTGAAAAATGCTTTGCGCAAATGAGCGCGATGATCGCCGCGGATGAGTGGCTATCGCGCCGGTTCAAAGTGCAAGAGCATAAGAAAACGATCATTGATATTTTCCCTGATCCGGCCACCGGTCGGCCGCTCAATGCAAAACTAAAAGTAAAATCCTTTGATCCCTCGGTGGTGACCGGCGGGATCCCGGCCTTTGCGATCCTGGATGAGTTGCACGTGATGGCGGCGCGACATTATGCGGCCCGCGTGATCGGCCAAATCCGCGGCGGCATGATTACAAACCCGGCCTCGCTGCTGATTATGATCACCACGCAAAGCGAGGAACCCCCGGTTGGGATTTTCCGCGATGAATTGGAGTATGCCCGCCGGGTGCGCGATGGCGAGGTGGTCGATCATGTGCGCATGTTGCCGGTGCTGTATGAGCTGCCCGAGGAAATTCAGGCGGCCAAGGATCAGCCCTGGCGGGATCCGCAGTATTGGCCGGCGGTGCTGCCAAACCTCGGCCGCTCGATTACATTGGCGCGCCTCGAGGGCGATTACCATAAGGCCCGCGAAACGAGCGAGGAAGAATTGGCCCGCTGGGCAAGCCAGCATTTGAATATACAAATCGGCATGGGCATGGGCACAAAAGGCTGGGCCGGCGCGCTCTATTGGGAACGCCAGGCGCAACCGGCCCAGGATCTCGAGTGGATTTTGCAAAATTGCGAGGTTTGCACGGTCGGCGTTGATGGCGGCGGCATGGATGATTTGCTCGGCCTTGCGGTGCTGGGCCGGCGCGGGGCGCGCTGGCATCTGTGGAATGCGGCTTGGGCGCATAGCGTGGTTTTGGAGCGCCGCAAAAAGCTCGCGCCGCTCTTGCGCGATCTCGAGCGCGACGATGCTTTGACGATCTGCGGCGAGGGCGAGGAAGCGCGGGACGTGGCCGAGCTGGTCGCGATCGTGAAACGGATTTTTGATGCGGATCTCCTGCCCGAGCGCGGCGCGATTGGCCTCGATCCCGAGGGCGTGGCCGCGATTGTGGATGCGCTCGAGGGCGAGGGGATCCCGGCCGACATGCTCGCGAGCGTGAGCCAGGGGTACAAGCTGACGGGTGCAATCAAGGGCACCGAGCGAAAGTTGTTTGACAAATCTTTAAGCCACGCCGGGCAAGCCTTGATGGCCTGGTGCGTGGCCAATGCAAAATGCGAAGCGCGGGGAAATGCTGTGGTTGTGACAAAAGCGGTGTCGGGCGCCGGCAAAATAGATCCGCTGATGGCGGCATTTAACGCGGTAAGCCTGATGAGCCTTAACCCGCAAGCGACCGCGCGGGTGGATCTTGACGGCTTTCTGGCAAATCCGGTGCTCGCGATATGATCCGCGCGCTGGCCAAAAGTACCGCCCGCAAGCTGATGCAATTGGCCGTCGGGGAAAGCGGATGGCTGACCCTCTCGGGCGGCAATACGCCTTTTCTTGGCGGTGGTGCTGTATCGGCCGCCGGGCCTCGGGTGAGCGGCGAGGCGGCCTTGAAACTTTCGGCGGCCTGGGGGTGCGTCACGCGTAACGCTCAGGTGATCGGATCGCTGCCGGTGGGGTTGTACGAAAAGCAAACGGATGGCTCCCGGGTGCGGCTCGATAATGAATTGAGCCGGATCCTCACCGCCGCGCCAAATCCCGGCCAAACCGCCCTCGAGTTTTGGGAAGGCATGGCCGCGCAAGTGCAAATGCAGGGCAACGCCTATGCCGAGCGCCTGACAATTGGCCGCCGGCTTGTGGGTCTGCGGCCGTTGTTTGGCGTGGTGCCCGAGCCGCGCAGCGATGGCCGGTTTAATTATTCTGTGCTCAATGCCGATGGCCGCCGCCGGCGTTTGAGGCCCGATGAGGTGTTCCATCTGCGCGGCTTTGGCGCCGGCGATGGTCTGGGGCTTTCGGCGATCAAATACGGGGTAAATTCTTTCGGCGCGGCGCTGGCCGCGGATGAGGCGGCCGGCTCTGTCTTTGGCGGGGGGCTGATGGCCTCGGGTATCTTGAAATCAGAGCAAACCTTAACGCCGGATCAGCGCAAGGCGCTCGGCGGGATCCTCGATCAATACACTGGATCGCGCCGGGCCGGCAAAATTATGACGCTCGAGGCCGGTCTCGAGTTTCAACCGCTACAGATTAACGCCGAGGATGCGCAGCTTTTGGAAACCCGGCGTTTCCAGGTCGAGGACGTGTGCCGCTGGTTCGGCGTCCCGCCGATCATCATCGGCCATGCCGGCCAAGGGCAAACCATGTGGGGCACCGGCGTTGAGGCGATCATGCTCGCTTGGTTGACCACCGGGATTAATCCGCAATTGCGCCGTATTGAGGCGCGGGTTTTGCGCGATCTGATCCCGGCCGAAAAGCGCGGGCGGTGGTATTTGGAATTTAACCGCGAAGCGATGCTGCAAATGGACAGCAAAGCCAAAGCCGATTTCTTGTCGAAAATGGTTTCGGGCGGGATCATGTCGAGCGATGAGGCCCGCGAAAAATTGAACCTCGAGCGCCGCGGCGGGGCGGCTGATGATCTGCGGGCCCAGGTGGCCACCGCGCCGATCGAGACACTTGGAAAGGAAATCTAATGGGCAAGCGCAATCTGCCGAAAGCAACGATCACAACGCGGCCGGGGGTGCGCAGCGACATTTCTGCCAAGGCCCTCGATCGGTGGTCGCCTGATGTGCGCGCCGCGGCCGATGATGGCGCAACGATCTCGGTGCTCGATCCGATCGGCCAGGATATGTGGGGCGATGGCGTCACGGCCAAGCGGATCTCGGCCGCGCTGCGCGCGATCGGCGATCGCCCGGTTTCTGTCAACGTCAACAGCCCCGGCGGCGATTATTTCGAGGGCCTGGCGATCTATAACGTGTTGCGCGAGCATAGCGCGCCGGTCACGGTCAATATCGTGGGCCTCGCGGCCTCGGCGGCATCGGTGATCGCCATGGCGGCTGATGAGCTGCGGATCGCCCGCGCCGGCTTTTTGATGATCCACAACGCTTGGGTGATGGCCGCCGGCGATCGCCACGCTTTTGCCGAGGTGTCGGAGTGGCTGGCGCCCTTTGATGCGGTGGCGGTGGATATTTACCACGCGCGCACCGGGCTTGATCGCGCCGAGCTGGCCGGGATGCTCGATGCCGAAACCTGGATCGGCGGCGAAAAGGCGGTTTCGCTTGGTTTCGCTGATGGTCTGTTGTCGGCCGATGCGGTGGAAATGGCGGGCGATGAGGGCGCGCCAAGCCAACGCGCCGAAAAGAAATTCGACATTATGGCCCGCAAATCGGGCCTCACTGTTTCCGCCGCGCGTGAGCTGTTGGCGGATCTCAAAGGGATCAAGCCTGGCGCTGATCCACAACAAGGCAAGCCGGACGCTGCCGATCTTGAGAATGGGCTGAAGGATCTTTTGGCCCGCGTTAAATCCCTGTAAATCGAGGAAAATCACATGAAAAAGTATCTTATGCCGGCCGCGTCCCTCGCGGCCATGGCGGCGGCCATGCCCGCTGCAATCATCGGCGCGCCCCGTATGGACGCTGCCGGCTCGGTTGAACAGTTGCTCGGCGAGGTGCGAAACGAGGTTACGCGCCTGAGCAATGAGATCAAGCCGATCGCCGACAAGGCCCTCAACCAGGCGACCAAGACCGGCGATATGACCGCCGAAGTTAAGGCCGCGGCCGACAAGGCCCTCAATCAACTTGTTGAGTTGTCCAAGGCGCAAAGCAAGCTCGAGGGCACGCTCGAGGCGATCGAGGCGCGCACGGCCGAGGTTGAGCAAGGCTTGGCCGCCGGCCATGGTGGACCCACGCCCGCGCAATCGCTCGGCCAGGAAATCGCCGGCATGGATGAGCTAAAATCCTGGGTGCAAAACGGCCTTTCGGGCAATCTGACGGTGCGCCCGCAAGCCGCGATCACCACCGCATCGGCGGATGGTCTGATCGCGCCCACGCGTGATGGCGTTGTGAATATGGCGCGCCGCCGCCTGACGATCCGCGCCCTGCTGAACGTGGCCACCACCGAAAGCGATCGCATTGTCTTTGCGCGCCAAATCACGCGCACCGATGGTGTTGCACCCGTGGCCGAAGGCGCGGCCGCGCCGGTGAGCGATTTCGCCTGGGAAGAGGCCGAGGCCACGGTCAAAAAGATCGCGACTGTGACCCACGCATCCGACGAGGCGCTCGCCGATGCCGGCCAGCTTGCCGGCATGATTGATGGCGAGCTGCGTTATCTGGTGGACCTGGAAGAAGAGGCGCAAATCCTCACCGGCGATGGCCTGGGCCAAAACTTGTCCGGCCTGGTCACCAACGCGACCGCCTTCTCGGCCGCGGCGGGTCTGCCCAACGACACCCGCATCGACCGGATCCGCCTGGCGCTGCTGCAAGTGTCGCTGGCCGATTACATCGCCAACGGCATCGCCTTGCATCCGACCGATTGGGCCGCGATCGAGCTGCTGAAAGACACAACCAACCGTTATGTTTTTGGCGATCCCGGCCAGGCCACCGCGCCGCGCCTTTGGGGCCTCGATGTGGTCGCAACCCCCTCGCTTTCTGCAAACGAATGGCTTGTCGGCGATTTCAGCCTCGCCGCCACGCTCTACGATCGCCAGCAAACCGAGGTTCTGATCTCGAGCGAGCATAGCGACAATTTCGTGAAGGGCATGAAAACGATCAAAGCGGTGAAGCGCCTGGCCCTCGCGGACAAGCGCCCGGCCGCCATGGTCACCGGCGATTTCACTTTCGTCTAATCGCCTGAAATCTGACGGGCCGCCGGCATGGCGGCCCGCTTTTCATCCTGAAAATCGAGGATCCGCAATGCTTGTAAAAATGAAACGTAGCCAGCGCACGGCTGCCGGCCAGTTGCGCGCCGGCGTGGCCTATGATCTCGGGAAGCATCCCGCGGTTGCAAAGCGCCTGATCGAGCGCGGTTTCGGTGAGAAAACCACCGCGGAAAAAGTGGCAAAAGAGGCCCAGGACGCGGCCGCCAAAGAGTGGGCAAAGCTCGCCGATACGACCGATGCGGCCGAAGGCCGCGCACCTAAAAGCGCCACCGGCGCGGCGGTGAAAGAAGCCGAAGCCAAGGCGGCCGAGGAAGCCAAAGCGGCCGAGGAAGCCAAAGCGGCCGAGGAAGCCAAAGCGGCCGAAGCCAAGGCGGCCGAGGCCAAAAAAGGCGCGGCCAAGTGAGCCAAGTAACGCTCGAGGAAATCAAGCGCCAATGCCAGGCGCAAGATTTTTCCGATGATGATGTGTATCTCGGCGAGCTACAGGCTACGGCCGAGGAATTTGTGCAAAACTACACGCGCCGGGATCTCGATACCGAATTGCCCGGCGCCTGGCCAAAAACCTGCTGCCATGCCGTGAAAATGCTTGTGGCGCATTGGTACGGCCAGCGCGAGGCGGTGGCACAAGGCGCCGAGGCAACGGTGCCCTTTGGGGTGCGCGACCTACTGGCGCCGCACCGGGATCTAAGCTAATGGCGGCGCCGCGCTTGGGCGAGCTGCGCGCGCGGGTCCAGTTCCGCCGCGCCGGTGTTGGCGATGATGGGTTTTCCAAAACCGACGCTTGGGCCGATCACGGCATCCCGCAACGCGCCCGCCGGGTTGATGTCTCGGACAGCGAAAAATGGCGCGCTGGTGCCGTGGGGGCGACGATCTCGGCCCGCTTTACCATGCGCCGCACCGATTTCTCGGCGGCTCTCACGCCAAAGGACCGCTTGACCCATAACGGTCAGGTTTTTGAGATCACCGGGATCCGCGCGCTCGCTGATGCGCCGATCTATTGGCTCGAGATTTCGGCCACCGCCGAGGCGGATTAGATGGGGGTATCGGTCAAGGTTGAGGGGTTGCGGGATCTCGAGGCCGAGCTTGATAAGCTGACCACCGCCGCGGGCAAGGGCGCTTTGCGCCGGGCCGGTAGGAAATCCGCCGAGCCATTGGCGGAGCTGATGCGCCAGGGTGCCCCGCGGGATGAGGGCGATCTTGAAGCCTCGATCGGGGTATCGACCAAGTTAAGCCCACGCCAACGCAAATTGCACCGCAAGACGATCGGGAATGACAAATCGGCGATCGAGATCTTTGTGGGCGCCGGTCCATTGCCGCAAGCGCACTTAAAAGAATTTGGCACCTTCGCCATGGCGCCCGAGCCTTTCGTGCGCCCGGCCTGGGATCAGGATCGCAAGGCGCTGCTCGATCGGTTGCGCGCTGCGCTCTGGGATGAGGTGCAAAAATCAGTGACGCGCGCAGAGCGCAAAGCGGCGAAGGCCGCGCAGGGGTAAATCATGGAAGAATTATTGCGCGCGGCCCTACTGGCCGATGCGGGGGTGACGGGTCACGCCGGCGATCGGGTGAATTATGGCGCGCATCCGCAAGGGGCGCCGCGTCCTGGGGTGGTTCTGAATACGATTTCAGATGCGGGCGGGCATTTGATAGCCGCGCCGGAGGTGACAAGCCAGGCGCGGGTTCAAGTTGATTGCTACGCCGACAGTTACGGCGCGGCGAAACATCTTTCGCGAGCGGTGCGACAAGCCCTTAACGGGTATGTCGCCGGCGCGATTTTGGGGTGCTTTCATGCCGCTGCGCGTGATGGCCGGGATGGCGGGATCTATCGGGTCTCGCTTGATTTTGATGTGCAGTATCGCACGACATAAAGGAGGCTCAAATGAGCAAACAGATTATCGCTTATGGCGCAGCGGTTGAAAAATCGACCGATGGCGGCACAACCTGGGAGGCAATTCCCGAATGTAAAGGCATCGCCGTGCCTGTGGTCGAAACCGACTATCAGGACGCCACCTCGCTTGATAGCCCTAACGGCTTCCGCGAGTATGTTAAGGGCATGAAGGATGCCGGCGTGATTTCTGTGCCCTGCGGCTATACCGCAGCAGGCTATGAAATGGCGATCGCCGATCAGGCCCTTGCGGATCCGGTCCAGTACCGGACCACCCTGAAACCTGCGCCGGATCAAACCACCGGAGACACGTTTGAGTTTTCGGGTTTCCCGACGCCAAGCGTTGAGGCTGGCGACGTGGCCGGGCTGGTTGAAATGACAATTTCGATCCGCACCACTGGCGATGTAACTTGGACCAAGGGCACCGCAGCATGAGCGTGAAAAAGCGCGGGGCGATCCCCTTTGAAATCGAGGGCCAGCATTATTCGCTGGCCCTCACAACCAATGCGATGTGCCGGTATCAGGACAAAGCGGGCGAAACCATGCTCGCGGGTCTCGAGGTGCTGCAACGCGATCACGGTGATCTGATGAGGATCCGCCGGATTTTCTGGGCGGCGCTTTCGGAGGTCGAAACCGAAGAAGATGCGGGCGATCTGATTGACGCAATCGGCATGACAAAAGCGGCCGAAATCTTGGGTCAGGCGGCCTTTGCGGCGTTCCCGCAACCCGAGGCGGACGCCGCCCCGGCGGGAAAGCGTCGGGGGGTGAAACCGCCCCGCAAAACCGCGGCGACCTGATCGACAATCTTCTGGACCCGTGGCTCGCCGCGGGTCTGGATTACGAGACTTTCTGGCGGCTGGTTCCGGTAGAAATCATACGGATCTTGAAAGGCCGGCAGGTCATGGCCCGCGAGGCGCATTTCGCGCAGCGGGTGCAGAATTATGAGTTGGCCGTTCTGGTTTCTTTTGCGTTTCACGATCCTAAGAAGATGCCGGATCCGCCGGAGGCGGAACCGCGCGAGAAAGAGGCGCCGCGTGATGTGGATCACGCGCGGGTGCGGGGGTTCTTTATGGGCCTGGCAATGGGAAATGGTGGCGAATAAATGGCACAATCGGTGATCGGCGCGCTGCGCGTAAATCTCGGGATGGACGCCGCGAATTTCGAGCGCGGGGTCGGCAAAGCTCAAAAGCACCTTGGCTCGATGCGCAAGCAATTCGTTGCCATTTCCGGCGCAGCCGCCGCGATGGGCGCGGCCTTGACCGCGGCCGCGCTCAAAGGGGCCTCGGAGATCGACCGCGTGGCGAAATCCGCCCGCCGGCTTGATAGCTCGATCGGCGGTTTCCGCGCGCTCGAGCTGGCCGCCGGCGAGGCCGGGGTGAGCCTCGCGAGCGTCACCAACGACATTCAAACGATGAACCGTGAACTGGCCTCGATCGGCAAGAGCGGCAACGGCCAGCGTGCGCTCGATGCCCTGGGCCTAAGCATGGCCGATCTTGCCGGGCTTGATGCAGATGAAAAGCTCGCGGCGATTGCCGATCGGGTGAAGGCCCTCGGGCTTTCTTCGGGCGAAACTACGGCGATCTTGCGCGATCTCGGGGTGCGCAATCGCGAAATGTCGCTCTTGATGATCCAGGGCGGTGACGCAATCCGCCAGGCGCGCAAAGACGTGGCCGATTATGGCTTGGCGATCTCGAGCGTGGATGCCGCGGCAATCGAGCAAGCAAACGACCGGATCGGCCGGCTCGGGTTGATTTCGACTTATGCCGGGCAACAGCTCGCGCTTGCTTTGGTGCCGAGTTTGGGGGCGATGGCCCAGGCTATGACCGACAGCCTACGCGAAGGCGGACTTTTGCGCGCTTTGATCGACGGTTTGGCGAACAATATTAGCGAGATCGCGGGCGTCGCAATTGTTGCCACAACGGCTTTCGGGGTTCGCTACGTTGGGGCGATGGTAGCATCGCGCGTTGCGACGCTTACTTTTGCCACCGCGCTCAAAACGATGAAAAAGGCGCTTATCGGGACGGGGATTGGCGCGCTGATCGTCGGCGCTGGCGTCCTGGTCGGAAAGTTTATTGATCTTGTCGGGGCGGCCGGCGGCTTTGGTGAGGCCCTGAGCTATCTCAAGGCATTGGCGGCCGAGGTTTGGCGCCGTATGGGCCAAGCGGGGCAGGGCCTCTATCTGATTATCAAGGGGGTGGCAAAAGGCATTGGCGCGGCCTTTATTGATGCTTTCGCCTGGATCGGCAGCAAGTGGGACGCGCTTGTAAACGGCATGTCTGGCCCGTTCAATCGGATGATGGAAAGCCTCGGCCTCGAGGCCAGGATCGGCGCGTCAGCGATCGGCGAAAGCCTTGGTGGTGTCGCTGATGCTTGGCGTGGCGATGCCGTTGCCGCGATCCGTGAAGGCGGGGCCGCTTTGAAAGCCGCCGCCACGGCGCCGCTAACCGCGCTCGAGGGTCTAAAAAAGGTTACCATTGAGACCAACGAGACCGCCGGGGACTTGGACGATACCGCGGGGGATCTAAACGACACGCTCGAGGATACCGGGGCGGCCGGCGGTAAGGCGGCCGGCGGCGCGAAAAAAGCCGGCAAGGAAATGGAGAAGGCCAAAACCGAGGCGGAGGCTTTCGGCAAAGCGTTGCAGGAAGCGGCGTTAACGTCCGAAAAGCTCGGCACCGAAAAGGCAAATATCCTAACGCGCGGTATTGACAGCGTATCCAACGCTTTTGGCGATTTCGTGGCGCGTGGGTTCAAGGATTTCAAGGGATTTGCAAAATCCATCTTGTCGAGCTTCACCGGCATGATCTCGCAAATGGTGGCGCTCGCGGCAAAGCAACGGATCATGTTTTCCCTCGGGATCGGCGGCGGCGTTGGTGGGGCTGGTGCAGCCGCGGCCGGGGTGCCGGGTGCCGCCGGCGGTGGCGGGATGCTGGGCAATCTTCTGGGCCTCGGCGGCGGCGCTGGTGGCGGTGGTGTTTTGGGAAGCCTGGGCACCTTGGCTGGCGCGGCCGGGACTGGTTTTATGAGCGCCGCGGGTGGCTTTCTTTCGGGTGGCCTGTCGGGTGGCTTTGGGGCGATTGGCGCGCAGTTGAGCGCCACTGCGGCTGGCGGCTTTGGCTTGTCCTCGGTGGCCGCGTCTTTGGGCGCAGTTGCAGTGCCGGTGCTGGCGATCGCGGCGGCGGTTTCTTTCTTTAAAAAGAAGGTCACCGAATTGGACAAAGGGATCCGCATTATCGGTGAGGGCACCGAGCTTACGCTTTTGCAGTTTAGGAAGCTGAAAACTTCGCGTTTCTGGGGGCTGTCCAAAAAGGTTTCGATGGAGTTGGAAGATCTTGCGGCCGAAACAGCGGACCCGCTCGAGAAAACGCTAGTCGGCATCCAGCAAAACACGATTAAGGCGGCCGAGGCCCTGGGCGTCTCGGCTGATGTTTTCGATGATTTCGTGATCGAGATCGACGCGGCGTTAAAAGGTCTTTCGGAAAGCGAGGCGCAAGCGAAAATCGAGGAAGTGATCGGCAATTTCTCAAACAATTTTGCCAATATGATCCCCGGCCTCGATGCCTTCACCACCGAAGGCGAGAATATGTATCAAACGCTTTTGCGGATCGTGGGCGGTCTGCAAAACGTGAACGCGGTGTTTGACCAGCTCGGGTTTAAATTGCTAGATATGTCGCTCGAGGGGGCCAAGGCGAGCGAGGCGTTTATCGCCATTTTCGGAAGCCTGGAAAACCTCAACGCCGCGGCGGGCGCTTATTACGAGAAATATTATTCCGAGGCCGAGCGCGCGGCTTTTGCCACCGATGCGATGCGCAAGGCCCTGGCCGAGCTGGGGATTGTGATGCCCGCCACGCTCGAGGGGTTCCGCCGGCTTGTCGAGCAAGCCGAGGCAATGGGGGATCTCGATAAGGTTGGCCAGTTAATCAATCTCGCGCCGAGCTTTGCGGCCGTGTTTGAGGCTAATGCGGGCTTGAATGATGCCGCGATTACCGCGGCCCAAAGCCATTTGACCCAAGCCACGACCGATCTGCGCGATGCGTTCACTCGCGAAATGGAGGCCACCCGCGCCGCCTGGGCGGCTAAGATTGACGATCTGCGCGACGATCTGACAGACGCCCAGGCCCGCGCCCAAGATGCAAAGGCGATCGCCGATGCGCTGGCGAGCGCGCTATCGGGCCGGATCCGCCCCGAGGATAGCGCGCAACGTGTGGCGCAGGATAGCGCGCTCGCCTATCTCGAGGGCCTGGTGCGCGATGGCGCAATCGGCGATCGGGATAAGCTCGAGGAAGCCTTGGCGATTGTGGCGGACCCCTCGGCAGATACCTATGAAACGATCGAGAAATACCGCGCCGATTTTAACCGCGCGAGCGCGGTGATCCGCGAGCTGGAAAAGCTCGCCGGGGTGCAGCTATCGGCCGAGGAACAAATGGTTGCCTTGCTCGAGGCGCAGATTTCCGAGGCGCAAGATCTGGCGGATCGCGAGATCGAGCTTTTGGAATTGCAGCTCGAGCAAATGATCGGGCTGAATGAGGGGCTTTTGACGCTGGCCGAGGCGATCAAGGAATTTGCCAAGGCTAAGGCGGGCGTTGATGCGGCTGTGAACGCCGGCGGCGGTGGTGGCGGCGATGCGGGCGGCGGTGGTCTATTCACCGGGCTAGATGATAGCAACACGCGCGCGGTAACCAGGCTTTATGAGGAAATTCTCGGCCGGTCGCCCGATGCCGCGGGCCTCGAGTTTTGGGTCGATCAGGCCAGCGATATTCCGATCCCCGAGATCGCCGAATATATCCGCAATTCCGAGGAGGCGCGCACCGGCGTTATCCCGCAATTTGCAAACGGCGGCGATCACCTGGGCGGCTGGCGGATTGTCGGTGAGCGCGGCCCCGAGCTGGAACGCACCGGCCCCTCGCATATTGTGAGCAACAATAGCGCGCGCAACTTATTCGACAGCTCGGGGATCGTCGGCGAGATCCGCGCCCTGCGCGCCGAGGTGGCGGTGCTGCGCGGCGATGCCCGTCGCACCGCCGAGGCCACCGGCGCGGCCGCGCGCTTGGCCCGCAAACACGATTTTGAGGGCTTGCCGCCTGTTAGGGAGGGTTCCGCATGACCTTGCGCCCGAGCTTTAAAATGGTGCCGCCGATGGCGGTAACGGATGCGATCTTGCAATCCAGCACGATCGCCGAAGATGATCACCCGGTCTGGGATGCGGCCACGACCTACGCCAGCGGCGCGCGGGTGATCCTCGATCACAAGATCTATTTGTCGAATGCCGATAGCAACCTCGGGAATGATCCGCGCAATGACACGGCCCAAACCTGGTGGACGCCGCAAAAGGCAACAAATCGCTGGAAACCCTTTGACACATACCTTGCGGATCAGGCGAGCCAGGCGGAAAGCGCCGAATGGGTGTTTGCATTTGGCGAAGTGATCGACAGCCTGACGCTTTTGAATATGGCCGCGGCCACGGTGCAAATCGCGGTAACTGATCCAACGGCCGGCGAGGTCTATAATCAGACGTATGAGCTGGACGATAACCGCGGGATCTCGGATATCTATGATTATTTTTTCGGGCCTTTCCAGCGCGCCGAAAGCCTCGCGGTCACCGATCTGCCGCTTTATAGCGACGCCTCGATCACGGTCACGCTTGCGGATCCAGGCGGCACGGTGGCGCTCGGCCAGGCGCTATTCGGGCAAATGGAGATCCTGGGCACGGCGCAAGAAGATTTGATTTTCGGCTATGAGAGCTTTTCGCGCAAGGAACCGGATGCTTTCGGCCGGGTGGCGGTGGTGCCGCGCGACAGCCTGGACACGCTCAATGTCGAATTTATCACCCCGCGGGAAAATGACACTTACGTTAAATCCCGGCTGAAGGCGCGCGGGGATCTTCCAACCGTTTACATGGTGGACACGCAAAGCGGCGCCGGCTGGCATGTGGTCTATGGCTATGTGCAATCTGTCACGCCTTCCGCGCAGCTCGGCCAGGTCACAAAATTCGCAACCGAAATTCAGGGGCTTGTTTAATGAGCGATCCGACAATCACAACGCCGCCAACGGCCCCGAGCCGGGCGAGCAAATCAACCTTTGTGGCGACGACAAACGCTTTCCTCGAGTACCTGGTGACCCTGGCAAATGAGCTGATCACCCTGATCCCCTGGATCCGCGCGCGCGTGGACGAAGTGAACGCGAGCAAGCAAGCGGCGGCGGATAGCGCCTCGGCGGCCGCGGGGAGTGTGACCACCGCCGGCGGCCATGCCTCGGCGGCCAGCGGTAGCGCCGGCGCGGCGGCGGATAGCGCGAGCGATGCGGCGGCCGATCGACAGCTTGCCGGGCAATATCTCGCGGCCTTTCAAAGCGATTTCCTGGGGCCTCATGCCGATGATGCGGCGGTGAACGCCTGGGCCGCGGGCGAGGCGATCACGCTCGAGGACGGCGTTTTCTACTACAAAAACACGGCGCCGAAGGGGCTGCGGATCCGCGATGGCGGGGCTTGGTCGGCGGCGGTGCTGGACGCAAACGGGGCGCTGATGGCGGCCAACGGTCTTTCGGATCTACCCGATCCCGCGGCGGCGCGTGTCAACGTAGGCGCGGCCGATCGCGCATGGCAAGATAAAGCGGGGGCTTACACAGCTTCCGCAGGCGACCGGATCAAGGCCGATACCGGCGCGGCGGCGTTCACGATTACCCTGCCCGCAAGCCGCCCCGATGGGGCCGAGGTCTGGTTTATGGACCCCGGCGCGAATTGGGCAACAAATAATCTGACGGTTTCCGGCAATGGCGCAAACATCGCCGGGGCCGCAACATTCACCGCCGATCTTGATGGCGGGTATTTCATCGCAATTTTTGACGCGACCGCCGACGAATGGCAGGTTCGCATGTACGGGGGGGCAGTATAATGGCAAATCTAAGTGATTTTTCAAACAGCGGTGGCGTTGCGGATTATCAAGAGTTCCTTACGTCAGGGACTTGGACGAAGCCGGAAGGATGTTCGTTTGTCTATGTCGAGGCTATCGGCGGCGGCGGTGGTGGGATGAACGACTCAGGAGCGGCTTCAGGGGCATCCGGAGGCGCAGGCGGTGAGGGTGTCTCCTGCTTGTTCCAAGCGTCAGAATTAGAGGGGGCTGAAACTGTTGCTGTCGGGGCGGGCGGTTCCGGTGGTGCAAGTGGTGGGGTGAACGCAGGTAGTGCAGGGGGAACTACGACATTCGGCGCGCACCTATCCGCTGTTGGCGGTTCAGGGTCGAACAGCAATCGAAATGACTACACGCCAATTCCCCGCGCCGCAGGCTTTTACCCGTCCGACAGCGAGCAGGCCATGAAGTATCTAGTTTTTCCGCAGGCTGGTTATGGGGGGGTATACACCACAGCAGGCGGGGCTTGCATTAATGGTGGAGGCGGTGGCGGTGGCTGCACTTCTGCTGGTAGTTTTGCTGGGGGTGTATCTACATGCGGCGGCAACGGTGGTGGAGGTGTCCATACTGCATCAACTAAGGGTGGGAACGGGGCGGCTCCCGGAGGCGGTGGCGGTGGGTCAACAAATGATGGCGGTGGCGGCGATGGCGCGGTTGGCCGTGTCCGCGTTTGGGCTTGGTGAGGGTGGATGAAATGAAATATGCAATTATTGAAAGCGGAAAGGTCGCAAACCTTGCAGTAGCTGACGAACCTCTAGGGGAAAACTGGATCGCAAGCGAAACCGCGCAAATCGGCTGGCTCTATGACGGGGAAACCTTCACGCCACCGCCCGATCCTGATCCCACCGCCGATGACGTAAACGCCGAGCGGGATCGCCGCCTCGAATTGGATTTCGCGTTCAACGGCGTGATTTTTCAGCGCGACGAAAAATCCCTGAAACGGATCAGCGGGGCCAGCACACAAGCCCTTGGCGCGATGATGGATGGCGCGCAGCCCGGCGATCTGCATTGGCACGGCGACCCCGAAAAGCCTTTCGGCTGGATCGCCCGCGATAATTCAGTGATGCAGATGGATGCGCAAACGATGTTTGCGTTCGGCACGGCGGCGGCGGCGGTCGAAAGCCGGCTTGTCTTTGCGGCGAAAACCTTGCGCGAAATGTCACCGATCCCCGATGATTTCGCCGCTGATCACTACTGGCAATAAGTGAGCGCCTACACGCGCGCGGGGATCCGCGCGCCCTGGGCGGTGCGGCTTTCGGGGATCCGATACCGCACCACCCGCGTTTTGCCATGGGAAATCGGCCGCAAGGGCTCGGGGCTCTGGGTTGAGGTGCCGCCCGGTACGGCCTTCGACGTGTCAATTCCGCGCCCGCTTTGGTGGGCCTTTGACCCGCATGATCCGCGCTATCTCAAAGCGGCCGCCCTTCACGACGAATTACTCAAACTCGGCTGGGATCGGGTCACGGCCGCGGCCGTGTTTCACTGCGCGCTTGTGGCCGATGGGGTGCCGCGCGCGCGCCGCCTCGCGATGTTGCTGGCGGTGATGCTTTGGCGCTATCGCTGATTTCGCACCGCATAAGATGAAAGGCTGGCCAATGTTGAACCACAAATGCGCGGGGCGGAAATGAGGGTTTCCGATACGCTTTTGCAAAACGGGCGGGCCCTCGAATGGCTGACAAGCTCGGTGATCCTTGCTTATGCTTGCACCCTGGCCTTGCCGGGCGACACGCTTTCCACAAGCGTTGCATTTGCCGCTTTCCGACAGCTCGGGCTTGATGAGGCGGCGCTATCGGTGCCGCTTTCCCTGATCGCGGCGATGCGGATGGCAGGGCTTTTTATCAACGGCAATTGGCGGCGCTCGCCTGTATTGCGTTGCGTGGGCGCGGTTTTAGGCGCGGGCCTTTTTATGGGCTTGGCGGTGTTGTTTTCGGTGCCGGCGTTAAGCGGTCAATCTGCCGCCCTTACAACCGGCGTTGGCACCTATTTTGTGTTGGCCGCTTTTGATGTTCTTGCCGCCTATAGGTCCGCCGCTGATGCTTCATATTATCAACGCCATTGAGGCCGAAGCCTGGGCCGGCATTGCGGGGCTTTTGGGCGGCATTGGCTGCGCGATCGCGGCGGTGTTGAAGGGCCGCCGCAAGGGGCCCGTCGAAGTGGGCCACGGCGCGCCGGGTGAGGATCGCACCGAATATGTTTTGGCCGAAATGCGGGCGGCCAATGTCCGGCTTGGTGAGATCGAGGGGCGGGTGAGCGAGATCGACCGCCGCACCGAAGATATTTTAGTCGACACGCGGATCCTGCGTGATCGGCGCGCCTGAACTTTCACAAAGGAGACTTTTATGAAACCTCGCCTTATTCCCGATGCGCGGCGGGTGGCGCTGCGCGCCTATTCGATGTGGGCCAACTATCTCGGGCTTGCCTGTCTGATCCTGCCCGAGATCCTGTTTATTGGCTGGCAGATTGATACAAACCCGCGGCTTTGGTGGGGCCTCGGCCTTGGCCTTTTGCTGGCCAGTACAATCGGCCGGCTGATTGATCAGCGCGGCGGCCGGCTCAAAAGCTCGGGCGCGGTGATGATCGCGGCGCTTTTGTTGATGGGCATGAGCCAGGCGCCCGCGCCCTCGCCGCCGGATCCTGCGCCCTCGGTGCCGGTTGCCGCGCCTGGCCCGGTCACCCTGGCCGAATTTGAGGCGATCGGGGTGCCGCTCATTGCCAAATGGGAAGGCAAGCGCAATGCGGCCTATCGCGATTTGGTGGGCGTTTGGACAATCTGCTATGGCCACACGCGCAGCGCGCGGCCGGGAATGCGGCTATCGGACGCGCAGTGCCTCGATCTCTTGCGCGCCGAGGTGGTGGAATATCGCGAAGGGTTGCACCGCTATTTCAGTCAAACCACGCGGATCACGCGGCTCACGCCGGCGCGTGATGCGGCCTATGTGAGCCTTGCTTATAACGTAGGGATCAGCGGTGCCGGCAAATCGACAGCGGTGCGGCGGCTCAATGCGGGCGATATTGCCGGCGGGTGCGAGGCTTTGACCTGGTGGAACAAGGCGGGCGGCCGGGTGGTGCGCGGCCTGGCGCGGCGCCGGGCCGAGGAAAGCGCGCTTTGTCTGCGCGGTTTGGCCGCGTGATCATGGCCCTGATCCCGCGCTTGCCCTGGCGGTTGATTTTGGGCGCCGGCGTGGTGGTGGCGGTGATCGCGGGCGCGGTGATGCTCGAGGGCCGCGGTTATGACCGGGGCCGCGCGGCCGCCGAGGCGAAAGCGGAAACCTTGCGCGCGCAGCTCGAGGCCCGGTTGGCGGTGCGCGGTACGGCTTTGGCCGATGCCTTGGCTGCGCTCGATCAGGCCCGCGCCGATCGTGCGCCGGCGCTGGCTGATCTTGAAGCCGAGGCCCAGGCGGCGCCGGGCGCCGGGGATCCCGAGGATCCGACCCGCCTCGATAGGCTGCGGCGGCGGTGGGCCCGATGAGGTGGTTTTTAATTCTGGCGGTGCTGGCGCTTGGCGCTTGTGCGCGCTCTGGGGTGGCACCGGGGGCGGCGGGTCTCGCTCCCTTGCCGCCGCGGGCCCTGGCGCCCTGCGCGCATCCGCTGGACTTTCTGCGCGGCGGCATGAGCCGCGCAGAGTTTGAGATCGCCACCGGGCGCATGGGCGATGCCCTGATTTCCTGCGGCGCCGAAAAACAGGCGCTCGGCGTCTATCTGCAAGGGCTGCGCGATGATTTTGCCGGCCAGGAAAAGGAAAAGTAATGGCGGGTGTAAATAAGGTAATTCTGATCGGCCATTTGGGTCGCGATCCCGAGGTGCGCAGTTTTCAAAATGGTGGCAAGGTTTGCAATCTGCGGATCGCCACCTCGGAAAGCTGGAAAGATCGCAACACCGGCGAGCGGCGTGAAAAGACCGAATGGCATAGCGTGGCGATCTTTTCGGAGGGCTTGGTGCGGGTGGCCGAGCAATATTTGCGCAAGGGATCGAAAGTTTATCTTGAAGGCAAATTGCAAACCCGCAAATGGCAGGACCAAAGCGGGAATGATCGCTATACAACGGAGGTGATTTTGCAAGGCTTTAACGCAACGCTCACCTTGCTCGATCGCCGCGAGGGCGGCGCGGGTGGCGGTGACCAGGGCGGCGGCTATGACAGCGGCGCGGGTTCCTCTGGCGGATCGAGCGGCGCATCCTCGGGCGGGCGAGATCTCGATGATGAAATCCCCTTTTGATGGCCCCGCGGGTCTATTGGGTGGCCTCGATTGAGGCGGGGCTGCGGTTTTATGACGGGCGGGCCTTGGCTTGGGAAATGGGCCGCGATGCGGGCGCGGTGCTGGCGATCGCCGGTGACGCGCTGGCGGCGGCGCGGGCGGGCCGGCCGCTCGAGTTGACAGGCCCCAAGGGCGCGCGGCTGGTGATTGAGGGGCGGCGCTGGATCCTGGCCTTGGCGCGCGACTGCGCTGGTCTCGGCTTTCGCTGGGCCTAA